CCAGTTGATATCGGTTATAAAGATTTGGACGCTACAACTACAGAATCAGGCAGAACTTATGCTATTCCTGATGGTAAGTCTTATCCTAGTATTACAACAGTTCTAAGTATTCTAAGTGAAGATGCTATAAGAGCTTGGCGTGCAAGAGTAGGTGAAGAACAAGCTAATATGATTAGTGGTAAAGCTTCAAGACGCGGTACTAACGTTCACAACGCATTAGAGAAGTATTTAAGTAATGAAGATACAACAAAAGAATTACCACACATCAGGCAAAGCCTTGAAAATCTCAAACCTGTCCTTGATGATAATATTGGAAAAATATATGGTCTCGAGGTGCCGCTTTTTAGTCACCATTTGAAACTTGCAGGTCGATGCGACGTTATTGCAGAATTCAATGGAGTACCCTCAATAATTGATTTTAAAACTTCTAAATATATAAAGAAGAAAGAAAGAATCACAAACTATTTCGCACAAGGTGCAGCATATGCTATCATGTGGGAAGAAAGAACGGGAATGTCAATACCTAATATTGTAATTGTAATGGATGTTGATCATGAAAAACCGTGTGTGTTCGTAGAACATAGAGATAACTGGACTAAATTATTAGAGGATACAATTGATGAATATAGAAAACGAAAAATGTTTGGACACTGATATGCCGTTGGGATTAACACGTGTTGTTCAATTAAGGTATGAGTTTGAAGAACTTACCAGAAGTTATAATATGGATGTATCTGGTTCAGATATAAATACTATAGAATGGTTTATTGAAAATGGCTATAAGTCAAATTCACTTCGTAATGGATTTAGTGATGCACTAGCAACAGCGAAGATAATAAAGGAGTTCTACAATGGCGGCACAAAAACAACTGGAACCAGGGAGTAAGTACGAAGGTTTCGACAAAGATGGCGATGGAATAGTAACAGACGAAGAATTTGAAATGGAACAAAAATTAGTAATGTTAGAGAATGAAGATAAAAAACAAGACGCTCAAAGAAACATGGCATGGTTTGCTTTAGGTGGAATGCTACTTTATCCTGCATTTGTTATTATTGCTACGTTATTTGGATTAGATAAAGCTGCTAAAATCTTAGGAGATATGGCAGCAGTTTACTTTGTATCTGTTGCTGCAATCGTTGCAGCATTCTATGGTAAAGAAGCATTGGCAAATAAAGTAAAAAAATAAAATAAGGATTTTGTTATGAAAAGACTAATATATCAAGTTTATACTGGTAAAAAATCGAAGTTGTATGACCACTGTACAGCTTCGGTTAAAGCATATGCTGAAAGAATTAACAGCGAAGAAAGTCCTAAAAATGGTGTAGAGTACATAGTACAAACACAGCCTATAATGAAAATCAAACCTGATATCTTTGCTACAAATAGAAGCAAAGAGTCATATGAAAAATATGGTGGATTTCTTCCCATCTATGAAAAAGAAAATGCATTTGATTTTTGGAATAAATATGATCAAATAGCAATCATAGATGCTGACATATGGATAAGGCCAGACTCACCTAATATCTTTAATGAACTAAAACCTGAAACTGATTTTGCTGGTGTTGTAGAAAGATCTGCACCTATTTTACCTTGGTATCAACAAAAGTTAAGTGGATATACAAGAATGCAATATGGTTCTTTAGATGATGTTGACTGGAAATGGAATAATTCTGGTGGACATTTTTATAATATGGGTCTTATGTTATTAGATAGAAATATAGCGAAGTATTTAAAAGGACAAACTGGAAAACAGTTCATAGAAAGATCTGAATTTAAAAGATTTGTAGATGGTCTAGGCGCATGGAAATGGAGCACTGACCAAACTCTTTTAAACTATTGGGTTAAAAAAGAAAATATGATACAAAAAGAATTAAGTTGGAAATGGAATGCTTTATTTACAGCAATACCAGATGAAAAAGTTAAAGAAGCTTATTTTGTCCATTTCTTTCTTAAAGATAAATTACCAAACGGTGGTGAAAACGTTGATCAATTAATGGAGATTGTACAATGAAATGGTTATATTTTATATTAACATATATGTTAGTATGCATTACTGCTGCTGTAGCAGGTGAATGGAACGAAAAACCAGTTATGTGCGAACAAAAAGAAATAGCACTTGAAATAGTAAAAGCTAAAGGTGAACTACCTTTAATTACAGCAGTGCAAAGCGTAAAGGTTAGAGAAGAGCAAGGCCTTGCAGCTACACCAGTTCATACACCTTTGCAAATATTTGTAAACTTTAAAACTAAAACATTTAGTATATTAGAATTTCATCCACATATAAACTCAATATGCGTTATTGGATATGGTGATGATTGGAAAACTTTAGGAAACCCAAGTTAATGAAAATTGAAATTGAAATAAGTATGGCTGAATACATAGATAAGTATTCAATACTATTAATAAAACAAGACCACGAACTCGATGTTTCAAAAGAGTTAGAGCAATATGAAAGTCTGGATTTAGAATATCCAGGATTTGATTATTACTTAGGAATTATGTTAGCAATCAATGAGCAGTTGTGGGACTTAGAAGACGTTAAAAGAAAAGGTGTAGAAAGATTCAGTAAAGAAGAATCTGATACTGCATTTCTTATTACACAAATAAATGATTTAAGACACGAAACAAAGAAACGCATTGACATATATTTTGGAAGTGAAATTACTGAAAAGAAAAGTCATTGAAACATATAGCATTAAGATCTAAAAGTGTAAGAAGCGGTGATAGACCATACACAACTCCAGGACTTGGTGATAGATCTCATAGTATTTTATGTGCATACCAATATAGTAAAGCTCACAATTCGCCTGTAACACTTCATTTAACTGATGATAAATGGAGCATTGCTGGTGGAGTTCCTTCTGATAAAAAAAAGAACTCATGGGTAGAATTACTTGGATTGCTACCATCTGGCACAGTTTATGTTGAGCCGCATCCAGTTGAAAATCTATCAGAAGTTGATTGGATAAGATATTTAAAATCAAAAGGAATAGATGGATACATTTATCATTACGCTGATACTATTCATATGCATGCTAATGAAACACGTGTTGGCATAGAAATGTCACAATACTTAAAAACCTTACCACAATTAGAACCATCTGTTTCTAGCGGTTGGTTACCAGATGAGTTTATTACTGTGCAATGGGATTCAACTGATGAACGAAGAACTTTACCAGAAAATGTAAGAAATGAAATACATAGTAAATATGGATGTCCAGCATTGTATGTAGGTGGAGAAGGTAAAGGTTGGCTAAAAAATTCATTACCTCATATTGGTTTAGCTATGTCTAAAGCTAAATACCATGTAGGCAGTGATTCTGGTATGATGCACATTGCGCAATTATACAAGAAATATGAAGACATACATATATATGATGCACCAGGTTCGTATAGATCTCATCATCTAGTGCGAGCTATTAGTAACGGATCTAAACACACGAAAGTTTAATATTATGATGGCAACACACACAAATAAAGACTCACCTGCTATAATGCATCTTATAAAAGAAGGTACTATAGGTGCTGAAATTGGTATTTGGATGGGTAACACTTCAACACAATTTCTTAAGAAAGGTCTTAAAAAGTTTTATATGGTTGACGCATATTCAATAGAACCGTATACAAATTCAACAGAAGTAGACTTTCAAATCTATCTTGCAAAATATGCAGCCATTACTGGTGAAATTGCACCAGCTGGTTTTCAAAGATACTATGATAGAGTTTATGAAGAAATAAAATCTAGATTTGAAAGCATTAAAGAAACTGTAATATGCCGTACAACATCAGACAAATGGTTTGAGCAATTTGATGGTGAAAAATTAGATTGGATTTACGTTGATGGCGATCATTCATACGAAGGTTGTTTAAAAGATTTAAATAATGCAATGAAAATAGTTAAACCTGGTGGAAAAATATTAGGTGATGATTATGGTTGGCCAAAAAAAGATGATGACGACGAATCTATATATCATAAGCCTGGTGTAACAAAGGCAGTAGATACATTTATAAATAATAATAACTTAACCAAGCACATATTTAGACATGGGCAAACACAATTCGAGATTCGAGTATGAAAAGATACACAGTTACTTACGAAGTAGACGGTCCTGATATTCCAAAAATAGCTCATGAAATTGCTATTGGTCAGAGCATAGGAAATCCTAACATTAGATCTGAAATAGAAAATGCTACAAACGTAAAAGAATATATAGCGCAGGTTGTAAGTGTAAAGAAAAATATTGTTACTATAGAGTTTCCTCTTGGTGCATTTGATTGGCCAAATATTAATCAATTGATGTGCATTATAATGGGCGGTCATACCGATATTTTAGGTATTGACAAATGCAGAGTAATAGATATAAAAGTTCCAATTAAACATACACCACCTGTTTTAGGTATGAGTGGATGGAAGAAAAGATTAGGTGCAGAAAAAAGACCATTATTTGGTGCTATTGTTAAACCTAAGTCTGGTCTAAATAAAGAACAACTATTATCTTTAGTTAAAGACATGATATACGGTGGCGCTGACTTTATTAAAGAAGATGAGATTATGGCAAATAATTCTTATTTACCTTTGGAAACAAGAGTTGAAGCCATTGAGCACTTAAAACAAATATCTGGTTGGAAAGGCTTTTATGCATATTGCATTAATGCAGATCCTTTAGAATTAGTAGATAACTGTGCTGCAGTAAAGATGGGTAGTAACAGTGAAGCTTCGGTCGGTGGAGTACACATTAATTTTTGGTCAGGTTTAGGTGCTTATACAACTGCAAGAAAATACAATTTAGCAACACACTATCAAAGATCAGGTATACGTATTTTAACTGATCCAGGTAATAGGTATTCGTTATCTTGGCCAGTTCTAGTAAAACTTGGCTGCATGGCAGGCATTGATAGTATGCATGTTGGTATGCTAGGCGGATATTATCCGGAAGGCGAAAGTGAAACAGAAACACTTGAAGCAATTAAGATCTGTGCTAAGTATAATGTTATACCGTCATTAAGTTGTGGTATGAATCCTGTACTTGCAAGAGAAATTAAAGAACGAATTGGAAATAATTGGATGGGATCAGTCGGTGGCTGGTTACATACAGGTGACGGTACTAAAGGTAACACTTTGTACCATAAAGTGAAAGAAATGAGTGAGGCGATGTTATAATGAAAGTGATACTACCTATGGCTGGAAACGGCCAAAGATTTTTTGATGATGGATATGATTTACCAAAACCTTTAATTGATATTAAAGGAAAGCCAATGTTTAAGCGTGTAGTGGATAATCTACATCTTAATGGAAACGTACAATTAACTTGCATTGTAAGACAAGATCATGTTGATAATTACGATATTGATAAAAGAATAAAAGAACATTATAAAGATGCTAATATATTAGTGTCTCCAGGCCCCACAGAAGGAGCTGCATCTACTGTAAGATTAGCAACTTCTATGTTTGGTGGCGAAGCTATGATAGTTGCAAACTGTGATCAACTTATGGATTGGGATTCTAAAAAGTTTTATAAAATGATTGAACTCAGTTTATATCCTGGTGGACTCATACCAGTTTTTATAACAGATCCTAGTCATATTAATCCAATTCACAGTTATTGTGATGTTGATGCTTATGATAATTTACTTCAACTTAGAGAAAAAGAAATAATTAGTAATCTTGCTACAGTTGGTGTTTATTATTTTGGTGATGAAGTTAAATGGATTAAAGCGCATGAAAAACAAATGGATGCCAATGATAGAACTAATGATGAATTTTACTTAGCGCCTACATATAACTATTTAGAAGAAAATGTTGGAGTGTTTCGTGTAAAGAAAATGATAGGTATGGGAACTCCAGAAGAATTAAACAATTTAAAAAATAGTGAATATTGGGATAAACTTGAGGATTTATAATGAAAATAGCAGTTTGCATTTCTGGCATTGCCAGAGGTAACGTAAAGCATAATATTGGTAGAATAAAAGAAGCCTTTGGCGATAAAGCAGATATATTTACTGCGTCGTGGAAAGAACATAAAAATGATTACAGCGAACAATACGGCGCTGAATATTATGACGAGCCTACCCTACATTACAATTCTTGGAAAGATTGTGTAACTGATAATCCTCATCCAAAATATAAATTATATAAGCAAGCATTCATAAACCAAGATGGTCCTGCATTTTTTTTAGCTCAACGAAAAAAATTAATGAATGCAACTAAACAACTTATTGCACACGCCTATCAATTACCTAACATACCTCAAGAATATGATATGATTATAAGATTAAGATGGGATAGTGTAGTGTCTACAAAATTAGATTTTACTAAATACCTAGAACAATCGTATGATGGCAATATGGCTGTAGGATTTGCTATTCGTGGTGGTAGACATGCAAAGCTTGATATATTTAAAGATATTGATCATGTTTATTGTGATGATAATACTGATCAAATGTGGAGTAGAGATTGGTGTTATTGGCTTAATGACAATATGATATTTCATCCTAGGAAACTATATGATTGCGAAAAAGTTTTACAATATCATGAAGAAAAGAAACTGTGGCCTGCTGAATATGGTTGGTATCAAATGTTAAGTAATGCAGACGACCATCATGGAGTATATGGTGGTGCTGTCATAGAAAAATTCTGGCGATAACATGCTCTCTACGTTAATGCAAAGGTATAAGTCAAACCGACAAAAGCATGCTTTGTTCTATGAAAAAGAATTATTTGAACATCGCAATAAACCTTTAAACATATTACAAATTGGAATTGGTACGAGTATATCAGTCTGGCACAAATATTTGTCTTATTCGAATATCTATTGTATCGACGAATTCAACAATTTACAACCTAATAAATACAAATACCTGGAAGAGAAAAGAATATTCTGGTCAAGGTGCGATATAAACGATCAAAAAAGTATTAATGATGTTATGATAAATACATGGAATAAACCTAGATTTAATTTTATAATAGACAACGAAACATCTAGATATCAATATTTAAGAAGATATTGTATTGGAAAATACTATATCGAAACCAGTGACGGCGTAGAGGTAAAGAAATGAAAGCATTTGCAATAGTTGTACCAGATAATAAAATATCAATGTCTGGATTTAATGAACTTAAAGAAAGCTATGAGAAATACGGTTATGAAGACGGTATTGAAATGCATGAAGCAATTGAACTTAATAAAGTAGAAGGATACTGTGGTGGTAATGGATTAGTTTGGAATTATCCATGGGAAGGCCAACACTTAGATATGAAAAGTGGTATGTTGAAGTCTGCATATCAAACTACAGATAAAAGAAAGCGTATGTCATGTTTTTTAAGTCATTGGTATTTGTGGCGAAAATGCCAAAATCTTAATGAAACTATATTAATTCTTGAACACGATTCAAGGTTAATAAAAAGATTACCAGCAGACAGCACATTTGAGAAATCTAATTTCGATATCATAGGAATAAACGATCCATCGATGGCTACTAGAAAATCTAAAATATATCATGATAAAATCTTAGAAAAAATTGATTTCTTTCAACAAGTTCCAAGGATTGACGAATACAATATTCCACAAGGATTAGCTGGCAATTCGGCATATGTAATAAAACCAGCTGGCGCAGAACAAATGGTTAATTTGACACAAGAATACGGTATGTGGCCAAACGACGCGTTAATGTGTTATCAATTAGTTCCTAAGCTTGGAGTAACACGTAATTTCTACACAAGAATACAAGGATTGAGGTCAACAACAACACTATGAAAATGTATGTAATAACAATAATGGAAAATGAAAGATCAGTGCAAGTTGCTGATAGATGTGTAAAGAGTGGTTTAGTATTTGGTTATAAAATAAACAAACATAAAGCATATACTCCACAAAACTGTGATGTATATGAAGAGTTAAAGAAACTTAAATATCCTTCTGCAGCATTTAATGAAATATATAGTAGACCAGAAAATTGTATAGCAGGTTTTTTAAGTCATCATAGTTTATGGAAAAAGTGTGTCAGATCTAAAGAGCCTATAGTTATATTTGAACATGACGCAGTGCTAGTAGGAGACATTCCACAAATGATGATGTTTGATATCCTAAACTTAGGTAAACCATCATACGGTAAATTTAATACACCGTCATTCATAGGTTATGGTTCATTAGTATCAAAACCATACTTTCCAGGTGCACACGCATATAGATTAACACCAAAAGGCGCACAACAACTAATCGATGAATGTGCGTTTTCTGCAGGTCCAACAGACATATACATTCATTCAAGTAAGTTTACACTAGGTGAATACTATCCATGGCCAGCAGAAGCCAGAGACAGCTTTACTACAATACAACAAAAACAAGGATGCTACGCAAAACATAATTATGGCGAAACCTATGAAATTATATAATAAAGCATTCTTAACTGGATGCGATAAAAGCCATGAGTGGATTTTACCATGGTTTTTAAAGAATTTAAAAAAACATACTAAAGTTCCAATAGTCTTTGCTAACTTTGGTATTAGCGAGTTAAGTTTAAAGATTGTGCGTGAGAATGTTCACGCTGTGCTAGATTTGTCAAAAGTTGATGAGTCTGGTTGGTTTAAGAAACCATTGTCAATGTATAAATGTCCAGCTAAAAAGACAGTGTGGTTAGATACTGATTGTGAAGTAAAAGATAATATCGATGGCATATTTGATCTAATAGAACCTAATAAACTGGCAATGGTTGAAGATAAACCGTGGACTACAAGACGTGGACACCTTTGGCATAATTCAGGAGTTGTAGGATTTATAGATAAACCTATAATATTAAGTAGATGGGTAGAAGCAATTAAAAAGAATAAAGATCAAGCAGGTGATCAGGAAGTTTTGGATAAACTATTAACTCCTATTACTAAAATTGGTGCAATAACCGATTTGCCTAACGAATACAATGTGTTAAGATTACAGGTAGAGAATGATGGATATGTGGGGAAAACTAGAATTATGCATTGGACTGGTGCAAAAGGTAAAGCTAAAATTAGGAGTATGTTATGAGTAAAGTAGTTCACATTATAGGAAATGGTGATCAATCCAGTTTGTATTTTAAAGAGCAAAGAGTTGGAATGAAATTAACATGCAATATTCCACCATGGCCAGTTCCTGGCGCATATGGTACTATCATGGTAGATTTTAAAATGATGAGAGCTTTGCATGAAGGATCATTAACTATTCCTGGTGATTGGATTTTAGGCATGAGACCTAAGATTTGGATGGATCAACAACCTACTTTTTACGTAAAACATTCACATCAAGTAAAAGAATTCTATACTGAACTTCCAAAATACGTATCAAACTACACAGATTTTAATTGCGGTCATATGGCTGTACATTATGCATCAAAGAAAATTAAAGCAGATGAAGTACATTTATATGGATTCGATTCACTTTTTGATTTTAACTTAAGAAGTTGTTCTGATTTTTATCTTAATTCTGATAGAGGCAATATGAACAGCCACAGACTGGCTAACAATTGGAGACCAGTGTGGGAAAATATGTTTAAAGAATTCCCTAACACTAAATTCGTATTACATCACGTTCATAACGCACTTAAAGTCAAAGTAGCAGATAATGTACATATTGTAACGTATGACTCTAAAACTAAAATGGACTAGTTAACATGTTCACAACAAACTTTAAAATAAGTGCATTTTTTAGTGTACATTCGTTAAAAAGTATGGTATAATATATATATTAAAATCAAAAAAGCGGAGAATATAATATGTCAAATACAAACACTTATTTCATGGATTCAGTAGAAGACTTTAACGAGCAAGCAGTAGATATTATTGAAGATTCTAATGTACTAACAGAAGCATTGTCTAGAGTTGAAAGTGTAAGATCATACTACTATAACTTTATAGATGCTGAACAAGCTGCTGAGGACGTAACTAACATGTGGCATGCGTAATGCAGCCATACGCTAATACGATTAAAGGTTTAGCACTAGGCATATTTGGAATGTTAGTGTTAACTTATTGCACTCCTGTACATGCAAACTCTCTAAAAAATCAAGAGGTTGCATGCATGGCTAAAAACATGTACTGGGAAGCTCGTAATCAATCTATTCAAGGTATGATTGCCGTAGGATACGTTACTATGAACAGAGTTCTAGATAAGAGATATCCAAACACAGTATGTTCTGTAGTGTATCAAGCGCAACATTCTAAATGGTGGTTAGAAACTCATGGTAAATGGCATCCTTTAAAAAACAGATGTCAATTTAGTTGGTACTGTGATGGTAAGAAAGATATAATACCATCACAAGATAAAGACTTGTATGAATACATTATAGGAATTGCAGCCAAAATATATTATGGATATAATTCAATATTAGTATTTGATTTTACTAGAGGTGCTACTCACTATCATGCAGATTATGTGTATCCATCATGGGCAGAAAAGAAAACACAAACTGTCACTATTGGTAAACATATATTCTATAGATGGGAAAAATAAATGACAACTGATTCTGAATTAGACACAGCTAAATTTATTGTTAAGCAACACGGCAATAAAATAAAACCAGGTGAACTACACGAAAATAATCAAGCAGTCATTGACTGGATTAATAACGCAAAACAAATAGTAAAGGACAACGATAGTGAAAGAGTTAAGAGAAAAACTAATGCAGAAAATAAGACTAAGTGATGATGATTTAAAATCTGTGGTTGTTCATGAGGCGCACAAAAAACCAACTATATCTTATAAGTTCAATGAAAACGTGTATGTTGAAGAGTTAATGGATGTTATTGATAAAACTTATAAAGGTCATTATTCTAGAGAACAGTTTCAAGCAACTGAATTCATTATAGATGGCGGACATGGTGCTGGATTTTGTATTGGTAATATTATGAAATACGCTCAAAGATATGGTAAAAAAGGTAATACAGATGATGCTAGAAAAGATGTTATGAAAGTATTACATTATGCAGTTATGATGTTACATGTGCATGATATTGAACAATATGATAAATTTGCTGATATTGATACAAATAAAGAATACAAGTACGATACTGATTAATGTTACAAGATTTATTTAAAAAGTTTAAGACTACTAAACAACATCATTCTTACAGCAAGTTATATGAATCAGATTTTAAGCCAATACGACAAAATAAACTTAATATTTTAGAAGTAGGAATACTTCATGGTGAAAGCATAAGAGCGTGGTTAGAGTATTTCCCTGATGCTACGATTTATGCAATTGATACATTTGAAAGAAAGCATCCAGGTGCTATATCGGTGCTTAGAAATCCTTATGTTAATTATGCTAAATTAGATAGCACTAGTGCTGAATGCAAACAATATTTTAAAGATTTAGGTATTCAATTTGATTTTATTATTGATGACGGACAGCATACACCAGAAAGTCAACGTTTAACTTTTGAAAATCTTATTGAGTTCACGAACAATTATTATATTGAAGATGTGTGGAATTTAGATGATGATGGAATGCAAGCAGTCTTTGTTGCTGATCAAATAACAAAGAATGACGATTTTACAATAGAAAAATGGAATGCTCTTATTCAGTCTATCAGTAAATACAATGTTACTCATCATGATTATAGGGAAGAAAACAAACCTGATAGCTACATTATTAAAATTGTAAAGTAAAATTTATATAAATAATGTTATAACGTTCACCCGTAAGGGCGGAAGTAAGCAATCGCTGAAGGAACGCACTCTAACCAATAACTAGGGGAGGGTGACTCATGACTTACACATACAGACCATTTCAATGGAAGATGTTTGTTCGAGCTCGTAGACGCGCTTTAGTTCATAAGATACTGAACTATCGTTTGCAACTGCGTATAGCTTAATAAACTTTAGTTTTTTCGTTGATGCGCTTAGGTACGCATATCGCTGTATATGATAGGAACTTAGGCGCATCTTCTCTTGCTGTCTTATTAGGAACACCTGGTTGATTATTTAATCTTTCAGCAAAGTACTTACATTGATTAATGTCAGCAAAATACATGTCTTGACTTTCTATACGAGAACCTAAATATACCATAAGTAGAAAAGCATGACTCATCTTTATTTCTTCTTTGAATGTTTAACGAGTTCTTGTTGAGAAAAACTAGCCATTGCTTGTTTTCGTAAAGTTTCAATGTCAGCAGCTTTAGAGAACTTAGTTTTCTCTCTCATAGTTAATTGCGCATTAAACTTATATTTTACAGGTTCAGGATCTTGTGACTGACTGACCATTGTTGTAATTGCTCTATATCCGTCACCTATAAAAATGAGTTTGCCATCTTTATATAATTTCCCTTTAGATGCAGTTGTTAGATCTAGTTTCATATTTTCATGTTTAAATATCATCTTTTCCACAGTCACATTTTTGGCATATATCGTTCATACATTCAGGACAGCCACTAGAATAACAATGGCATTTGTGTCCACAATAACTACATTCTCTTTCTTCTCCAACATTAGATTCACCTAACATATTATCTCTCCTATTTTACTGCTTCATTTAAACTATCTATAACGCTTCCAATATTTGGTACAGAACCGTAAGGATTATATTTACATTTATACTGTCGTGGACATCTGTTTTCAATTGCCATTTCGTATGTTTTATTTTGCCCTTGGTATATACAAACTTCTTCACCAGATTTAGTTTTAACACGCTTCTTAAGTCTGCATGTAACCATTCTTGGTAGGATTATATCGCCTTTTCGTATCTTCTGTTGACGAGTGTAGTCTTTTTTCTTTCCAATTTGTTTAGCACCAGCATGAGCATTTTCCATCATGATACCTACACTTGCTAATATAATTGATATAAAAACAATGTATAATAATGCGTAATCGCTTGATTTCATATTATACTGGTAACCTGGAATAGTAAATTGAACCAACCAATATACCAATAATTGCTACTATAGCAAGTGCAACTAAACCAATCATTTTTAAAGCATCCATAGTTTCTTTATGTTCTTTTGCTTTTTTTATTCGTAACTGTCTTTCGTGCTCTTTTTGTTCTTGGATTCGTCTTGCTCGTTCTTCTAGAATCTCTTTCCAGGTATCTGGACCAAATCTCATGTTTATCATCATTGAAACTTCTTGCAGCTTTTCGGCAGCAATCTTTGCGTCAATAGTCTCGCTTGCAATGTGGCTCGTGTCAAACTGTTCTCTAACACCTAGACCTCTTTTACCACTTTTTTTATTGACTTCTTGGTGTCCTCTTAATAAACCATCAATTGCACTACCAATTTCACCTATGTCTTTACATGTATCAATATTTGATTTAATAAAATCTACACTAGATTTTACTAATGCAATACCAGCCATTATTTCCATTATAGGCATAGTGTGTAACTCCTCTTTTTCATAACTATTTATAATAAAAAGGTAAAAAAAAGGTAAAAAAAAGGTGTACATTTGCTTAAAAGTATGGTATAATATATACTATATAACAATGAAAAGGAACGAAAGATATTCTGGACCCGGGGGCGGTACCCGGCAACTCCACCAAAATTTATGGGGTTGAAATAGGATCGACAGATATGAAATAGTGAATTGGAGTTATCCGGATGTAAGCACGGTTATCGCGAACGCAAACTATAATTGTAAATGACAATTATGTATCTCAAGAGTTAGCTATAGCAGCTTAATTCTTATGCGCCCGGAGGAGCGTGGAAACAGAATCCTCCACAGATTTCCTAGGTAAGTGTATGTTGCAACATCTCTTACATAAAACTAGGATTCGCGTGTACATTCTACGGAATGTGGCGACGTGGGTTGGCTGTCAAGAATGATAAGGCAGATTCGAAGTAAGTACGTATAGTACCCACATGATAGGCGGGCTGGAAGCACGAGAGAACTAAAATAGTCTATTAAAAAGTGTGATGACTTAACACATCCGCGTGGAGGAATTGTTACCTCCACAACCCATATAGGAGATAAGAATGTTTTATGATAATATTGAAAAACTAGAAAAGATCGAAAAGACTGTTTGTGAGAATCTTATGGTTGCGGCTGTTAGTTCAGCAACCACTGAGAAAGAATTGCTTAATATAGCACATAACTATAGAGCAGATATGGCAATAATGGTCGGTGTTCTTAGAGAATACAAAGAATTATTGTTACCTCCACAACCCGTATAGGAGATAAAAACATGTGGCACAAAGTAATAGAACACACAGATTTAATGACTCGCAATATTGAAAGGAAGAAAATTATGACACCGAATCCACACTATGTTAATATGTTAATTAATCTTAGTATTCTTGGTATGTTAATTTACGTAGCAATACAAGTATCTTAATGATTTTTGTTTATATTTACATTATATATTTTATATTAGCAACTATTGGTGCAACTCTAGGGCTGCATCGTTATTGGGCGCACAACAAAGGAAAAAGATCAGCATGGTTTGAATGGTTGTCTTTGACTTGTGCATTATGTATTGGTGTATATAAACCATTAGGCTGGATTGGAATACACAGATTACATCACAAATATTCTGATACATCTAATGATCCGCATTCTTCTAAATATCAAGGAGCTTGGAACGTTCTTTTATCACAATGGAATAAACCTGTGCCTTTATCATTAATAAGAGATATGATGAAAAATAAAAGAATTAAATTCTTTCAACGATATGGTAAGTATTTAATATGGCCAATAATAATTTTTTCACCAATTACTATACTGCTAGGATACGCAGGAATAGGAATACTAAATCATTTTGGACATGAAGAAGGTAAACCGATGAATAGATGGTTTATAAACATACTTGCGCCGTTTGAAGGAAATCACAGAGATCATCACAAACCCAGGTCTACCAATATCTTTTATAGATTAAAATTATAGTGATTATAACAGATCTAACACAAGATGATACTCACTTTGATAGCTTTCTAAAATTAGTAAAAGAAGCTTATACTACTGATTTTACACTAAGTAATAATTATAAAAATATATTAGATACTTATAATAATTACAAAGCTTTTATATTATTGTTAGACGACAATGAACCTGTAGCGTTTTGTGGTTTACAACATTTTGATACCAATAGTATAAGAACTTATTCTAGGTATTACCTATCACGTAAGTATAGATTTTATAATAATACGTTCTTACATACAAGTAAATATATTATGCCTTGGTCAATACAATATGCAGAAGATAACAATTATTCTTATCTTTTTACATCATTTCAATCTAACTTAAAAAGAAAAAGAATTGCAAATGTGTTGTGTGATCACGCTAATAAATATACTAGTAAAGACTGGGTAGTACTTGACAATTTGCACAACACATGTAAAAACAATATTGATAAACCGCAGTGTTGGCAGTATATAATAAGATGCACGTTAAAAGGAGACGGTGAATGGAATTTAATATATCAACAACATTAAATAATAATACGATAAACGATCTATCAAATGGTAAGATTGATTTGTGTATTTTAAGTGATGTTGATAAAGATACAGTTAAACAGTTTGGAGAGTTGCTAGAACAAGATCTGACTGGAATGAAAGAAATTACTGTAGGTAACGACGACATAAAGTTTAACTTACAGAAAATTGAAATGGGTTGGCATAGTGATGGTTCTCATTTAAATGTTACACCTAAGTTTGGTGGACTATATGGCGTAGAAATAGAAGAAGGATCAAGTCCTACATATTTCTGTAATATGAAAAGTGTATGGAAAGATCTACCATTATCTCTTAAAGAAAAAATAAAGAATGAAAGTGAAGTAACATTTTCAGTACAAAACTATTACGATAAAGCAGTATGGCCATTCCTTAATTTCGACTCAGAAAAACAAGAGGAAACGTATTTAAGGTTTGCGAAAGCGAAAAAAAGTCTGTATCATAACGACGAGTTTGGTGAGTATCTTTTTTATAGTCCTTTCTATTCACCTGTTGAATATTTAGATAACGACATATTCCAAGAAAAACACATACATACTCACCATTGGAAAGATAGAGATCTTGTTGTGTGGAATAACTATACAACATCGCATAAAAGAGATGACACACCACAAGATATCACAAGAAGACTTGTACGATATGCAATTAACGCACATTAAATTAAGTGAATTTGTAACACAAGAAGAAAGACTTGAATTACTTGTCACTGCTTATAATACAAAAGACTGGATAGTACATAAGTCAAGTGTATCTGGTGAAATCAGTGCGTTACATTTTATTCGTATTCAGAAGAAATTTTTTGATAGAGATTGTCTTCTTATGATGATGAAACCTCATACAATACAAGACTGGCATTCTGATAAGCCTGGTCGAGATACTGTGTGTATATATCCATTAACTGATAATTACGCACCATGTGAGATGGAACCTGATATCTTTATTAATACACCTGCGTTAATTAATACACAGATGAGACATCGCGTTGTAAATAATGATCAGATGCGAATTAATCTACAAATACCGTTTAATGAATCACTAGAAGAAGTGTGTGTAAATTATGATTTTACACGATAAAACAATAAGAAATAATCTATCAGAATCTGAATGTCACGAAAAGATGTTATCAGATGAAGACATCGAAAAGATATGGAAACTTGCGTTCAGTGGTGGTAAGGTAAGAAAGAATAAACTTGGAAATATTTTCATCACTGGTGATGTTGTAAATCAAGCGTATGATATTGTACGAGATAAAATACTTGTACGTGGTGAACTATATGGTGGAAATTTTTTTATCACATCACATCCTTATGGTCTTCACCTTGACAGTTTTAATTATGTAGATGTAAAAGATGACAACACTACGGTGTATAAGAATGTTTTAATTCCGTTATGGATAGGTGGTAGCGATATTGGTGATCATCTCACATTCTTTGAACAAAGACTCATTGACTACGGTTCCGCTTTTAATTATGGTGGAAGTACATCATATAAAGAGTCAAAGTATCAAGTGTATGATGATTATTCTTCTCTACAGTTTGTTGATCGAAATGGAAAAGATATTGATAAGAAACACAATTCATCAGTATTTAATAGACATGATAAAGATAAATATTTACAGAATATAGAACATACTCGACTTACAGGAATGTCAATTGAAAACGCTTTTGAATGGAAACCTCGAGATATTATCATATTCGATTCAGTACAGATACACGCAAGTAATAGAACACAATGGTCAAATAAAATGGGATTGTTACTTAAATTTGGAGTAGAGATATGAATTGTTTTCACATTGATTATAAAATTGATAAAGAAAAGTATCGTAAAATGTTTTGGGATCGTTATACAGAAGGTAAGTGGTATGAATTTAAAAACCAACGTATGTGTTGGTGGAAAGTATATGGTATTGAAAAACTTGTAGAAGATGTTGCGAAAGATTTAAACATACACGGTATGAATAACTTTCCACGTTTCGCATATCTTTTTCAGAATAATAATATTGAATCTCATGTAGATGAAGATCATATGACAAGTATTATGATTAATCTTAATAGTGATTACACTCCAACAATGCACGTTGAAGGAATACCCATTCAGTATGAATGTCTCTTATTTGAAAATGGTGAACTCTTTCATACAGTAGAACCAAGACCTGTTAATACTCTTATGTTAAAGTTCTGTATACGACATCCATGGAGTGAAGTATACAATCGACTTGATTCACTCGGTTACATTGTGTAAATCTCATATCTTACATATTCTCATTTCTTCGCCACCTACAATACGCGTTAAAGAAGTTCATATTGAACCATAATAACATACCACTCATAAACGGATACCATATCATCATCTTATAACATATAAACATCATACATGAAGTGATCCCAATCATGATATGATCTCTTGTTTCCAACGTTCTATTCACTGAAATCATCTTTAATCTTCCTATTCATTATATTATGTTCATCAGGATTCTTTATTCTCCATTGTCGTTCCTTATATAAATCAATAACAATCAATGATACCATTAATAGAACCAAACATATCCCTACACCTAATACTATCATCACTATATTAATACGATCATCCATAAACATACTCCTATTGTTAACACATATAACATTATCCACCAACTCATACTTTATATTCTCCCCAATACTTCATACGATCATTCCAACATGTCCTATTTGTATCATGTTCTATCATTTTCTTTATATAATGACCATATTCCGTATGTATAAGTTCCCTCGTAGTCGTATTCATTACTCTCCTATAGACAGTCTTACCCTTATCAGGACTCTCATATATGTAATCACCCATTAACATCTCCTTATATACTACTTCGTATGTACAATTATTTATATAACATGTAAACATACAAATCTACACATACTGTATGTAAATCTTATAAACTAGGTATAGAGGGAGGACGATCGGTGACCCTAGTGACCTCGGTAGAGCGCGCGATTTTTATCTCACCCACAAAAATAACACACGGTGGTTAACATGTTCTGTTCTTTTTCCTTTACATTCACGCGAATCTATGGTATAATAAAAGAGTATACGGGGAGAAGGGGATATACTTCACTCGACTCTGCATTGTATTACGATACTGTGATATATTTGTCACACACATTAATTAATATTCATTTAAGTGTAATTAGTGGTGTACATTCCTTTTAATCTATGGTATAATACTATTATATAATCAACCTAAAGGATATTACATGTATATACTATATTATTATGAATTACACGGAATCTATGAGACGTATAAGGAAGCTCAGGTTGAACGTACGAAGTTGATCAAAATGGGTCACGATAAGAACGCAATGTCAATTGAAACAAACTACTAATGGAGTACTATACTATGAAATATGTTACTGAATTAAATCTTACTAATGATATCATTCTCAGTTCATTCGCAGTTACTGAAGAAGAGTCTGTTAATGATGTGATCAACCAACTACCGTTAACTACTCATGAGAGAACGTATACGATATCAGATATCATGTCAATTGAATCATTTGAACTACCACATTTCTCAAAACAGTTTAAACAGTAAGAGTCGCTTCCCTCAGAGGACCGTGGAGGGTCGTCCAATATCTTAGATGTATGGTTATACATCTCCTATAGAGTACGGTCACTGTCGGTCTTCTCAGAGGTCCCTCAGATGATCGCAGAGACCCGAAGTGAACTACCGATGATAGATCATACCACAGTAATATAGGGGTCTATATTTCAAAAAGTTACACCCCCTATAACAGGCCACTAGTATACCTCGACTGTATACAGAGACAAAAGTTTTTTTCAGAATACTTTTGTTATTTTTTTTTCTCCAGAATTTTTTCACGTAATATCTCTTTTCTATAAATAAATGTATGTCACACCTTATATGTAATTTACCCAACCAAAAGGTATGGGTACGCCGTGAATACCTCAGAGATCTCGAGGACGGACATGGCGAATTTGTTGAAGGACACTGGGTAACAGCCAAGAGTATACCCGGACGTGCTTTCTATTTTGAGACTTTCTTACCAGAGTATGGAGCTCTATTTGATAAACTTCCTATAAGCGCTTTCGTATCTTCACCGGATACTCCCACACTTGATATGGCTCTACCTGATCTGCAGTTTTGGAATTGCATGGATTATGGCGTTACGTGTATACAGAAACAATTCATTGGATCTATGGATTACGAAGTCTATACAAAGAACCATGGATATGTCAAAGGTACATACATTGCAACATTAGATAACTATCACGTACATGCGGATGTTGTTGATTATAGTACATCTGAACAACCCGATGAACATAAATCTTTTAATCTATTAGAACTTGAGAATGGACAGTATTGCTTGTATCCGAACAACCGAATGCGTGTGTATGATAACAGTTTGACACCGAAATCTCCGAAGACTCCAGATTTTAAAGTGTCTACCGAATACTTTCAAGTCGAAAATGGTAATGAATATCGTCTCGGAGATACTACAGACTGGAACTATAGTACTACGACTACTCCCGGTCTCAAGGACCAGGCCACTCCTGGTCTCTTTGGCGATAGTGATTATACACCGAGTAGTGGAATATTAAGTCAAGGATGTTAATACATCGGAAGGATGTTAGTCTATATGGAGAAAAAAATTCCTGAAAGACAAATGGGAAAGGTTTAAAGATGCACTACCCACTGAGTGAAGAACTTACAGAAAGCCTAAGACAAGACGTAATACGAGCGTTACAGAATGTTTTTGATCCTGAGATGCCAAGTGTAAGTGTATTTGACTTGGGATTAATATATAAAATTATAGTAACAGAAGACGGAGCAGTCTATTGTGAGCATACACTTACAAGTATGATGTGTCCTTTTGCTGATGAGATATGTGCCAACGTTGAAAATGCAATTACAACCACACCAGGTGTAACATTCTGCAAAAGAGAATTGGTATTTGATCCTGCATTTACAATGACAATGGTTCCAGAAGAAACTAAACTTATTATGGGTTGGTATTAATGGGGATAAAAAAAATTCATTTAAGTGAAAAAAAAGGTGTACATTCATTGAAAAGTATGGTATAATATTACTATAAAATGAAAAAAGGACTTTAATATGAATTATGAAATAGGACAAAAAGTTTGGGTTACATTGAATGCACCAGAATGTTTTGGAATTGCATGTATTGGTACAGTTGTTGGTTTCACTCCTAAAAGAATTAAGTGTGAAGTGAATGGTTTTATTGCAAACTATGCATCTACAAACGTTGAACCTAAGGAATTGGCACATGTATAATGACAGAACTGCGGTGGCAGCCTTAGACCATTACTACACTCAACACAATGTTGATGACTTTAAGTATGGAGACATAGAAGGCAAAGCAGCATTCGAATGTTACTGTGTACATAACGATGAATTCTTTCTTGAATTTATCTGTGCGTATCTCGATATTGTAAATGATATCAAATCTTCTTATCCTAAAATACCAGAAAGTGTTTAACATGTTATGTTTGTTTTCCTTTACTTTTAGAGAAAAGTATGGTATAATGATACTATAAAATAAACCTAAGCGGAGAATATAATATGAATTCAATAACTAAAATAAATCATAACTTTAATCTACCACACGAAGTTTCTATCTCGGATTTCTTAACTCTTATAAACGAATTTCAACTTACTCTAATCTCATCCATACCAATTGGACCTGATGCGGGAAATCCAAATATTACTGTTTCTGCCACTCCAACATCTATTACTGCTTTTAAACATTATGTTGAGCAGCGCAGTGGTCTACAAACGTACTTGCTATCACAGGTCGGTTAACATGTTAATCACAAACTTTGAAATAAGTGAATTTTTTCCTTTACATTCGTCTAAAAGCGTGGTATAATAGTACTATAAAATAACAAATTAACTATTTAACGGGAGTTTATATAATGTTAGTTACAATCACTTTTAATAACGATCACGGTGGAATACCTTACACAGCGGCGTCAGTTCAGACACCATGTATAAGTGCCGATAAAGCACTCAATTATGCTTTCGAAAAAACTCAAAATGTTTTTTCATCTTGGTCCGAAAGTAAACACGATCGAATTACAATTGCTCATCACAAGTTTGATGGATCACCTCTTCGAAGCTCAATGGTTGGCGACGAATTTATAGTTTGGTCTTCAAATAAAGAATTTAAGAAATTCATATGTGAAAGTGTTGGTTGGAAGGAGCTTGCGTAATGTATAATATGAAAATAAAAGGTGCAACTACTGTACTGAATAAAGAACGTATCTTTTTAGGATTAACAATGAAAGAACTGTTAATCTTTATTCGACGTAATCCGTATGCTTTTACAGATAAAACAATATTAGCATATAAAATCTTTAACCAGGAGGCAGCGTAATGGCACATTCTTGTGATGAAATTAATACACGTAAACATCCATTTGTAGGTGTTACGTGGCCTGTTACTGGATCTCGCGGTGATGCGTACCAAGTGCGTATGTACGATAGTGGATTAGATTGTAGTTGTATTGCTTATCGTAAGTGTAAGCATATTAAATCTGTTGAAGATAAAATTTTAGGAAAGGATATAGTATGTATTGGTTAGAGATTGCAATGCCTGATGAAGAACTAATGGTTTGGGAATATTTAAATTCTAGACAAGTAATTTCTTTACGTAACGATTATATTAATTTAGGTTGCGAAGTTCGAACAGGGAAACACGATTAACATGTTAACAACAAAAATGCAAATAAGTGAATTTTTTCCTTTACTTTTAGATAAAAGTATGGTATAATATTACTATAAGATTGAAAAAGGAGTCTATATTATGAATAAAATTATTAAACAAGCATTAATAGAAACTACAGTTTGGGGTGCTCTCACTCTTCAAGTTCTATTTGTTTATTTTTACGTGTTATAAGGAGGATTATATAATGGCACACAATGTTGAAACTATGGCATACGCAGGCGAAGTACCGTGGCACGGTCTTGGAGTTCCTGTATCGAACGATTTAACTCCAGTTCAAATGATGGAAAAAGCTGGTCTTGATTGGACAGTCGAACAAATCGATTCATACGTTAAAGTAGGTGATAAGCAAATTCCTACTGGTATGAAATCTCTAGTAAGAAGTTCTGATAATAAAGTTCTTACTAATATTGGTCAAGTCTGGAATCCTGTACAAAACGAAGATGCATTCAATTTCTTCAGTGAGTATGTGATGAAAGGCGATATGGAAATGCATACAGCAGGTTCACTTAAAGGTGGTCAGATTGTATGGGCTTTAGCAAAAGTCAAAGAGTCTTTTGATCTTTTTGGTGGTGATACAGTAGAGTCTTACTTATTATTCTCTAACCCTCACAAATACGGTTTCTCAATCGATGTGAGATTCACACCAATCAGAGTTGTATGTAACAATACACTTTCATTATCTCTCGAAGCTAAAGCTGAAAGATCTGTTAAAGTTGGTCATAGAACAGAGTTCAATGCTAACGAAGTTAAAAAAGCTCTTGGTATTGCATCTGCAAAACTTCATGAGTATAAAGATATGGCTCAATTTCTTGGTTCAAAGAGATACAATGTCGATGCTCTTGTTGAGTACTACAATACAGTATTTCCAAGAACTGCTGACAAGAGAGTTCAAAATCAAGAACTATCTATTGAAACTTTATCTAAAAATGCAAAAGCTGCATTTGATGCTATCGAACAACAACCTGGTGCAAAGTTTGCTGAAGGTTCTTGGTGGCAGGCTTTTAATTCAGTAACTTATGTTACTGATCATTTACAAGGTAGAAATGCAGATAACAGATTATACTCTTCATGGTTTGGTGGTAACCAAGTTAGAAAAAGAGATGCACTTAAAACTGCATTACAATTTGCGAGTAAAGTCTAATGACTGATGGCCCTTTAAAAAGAGCATTTGATCTCCTGGATACTGACGGCGTCATATCCAGAGAGCTCATCACTTATAGAATTCGCGATGGCTTTGTTGTAAAAGAAACTGTACATCGTAAATATAACGAAAATGATGAAAGTAACTATATTGATTCTACTAAATCTGAACCACTAACTAGAAAAGGACCTAAAACATGTGGCCATTAATAATAATAGCAGCAATATTCGGTATCGATAATAAAGAATTTATTGATACATCAAGTAAACAACTTAATCTTGGTTACACTTGGAAATTTGTTGGAAAGCAAAAACCAGAAGGCGTGCCTGCAATCACGATCAAACCAGAATCAGGCGATGAATTTATTTTATGGAAGTTAAAATAATGAGTAAGTCTCGCAGTGTATTTAAAGATGCTCTTACCATGTCTATGGGTGTGGAAAGAATTCTTACAGAAATTAGTTTATACGAAGCATTAAATAAAAGATCAAAAAGTGTAAAGAAAAGACTTGAAAGATTGTATATGGCTCGTGAGCAATTAGTAGAAAATCCTAAAGAGTCTGCAGATCTTGTAAAACAATTTAAGGAGACATATTCGTGAAAGAAAAGATAGTAAACTATACATTAGCTGGTACGCTAATGATGTACGTAGCACTCTTAGCAAATAGCGGATATGCTACTCAACAATACAATGCCGATGTGCAAGATCATTATAAAACAGTTATAAGTCAAAAACCTTATAATGTTGAAGTTTGTAGAGATCAAATGACATCAGGTGACAAGACTGGTGATGCTCTTACTGGAGCAATCATTGGTGGAATTTTAGGTAATAACATCAAAGGAGAAAAAGATGGTGGAGCAATCGGAGCTATTATTGGTGGCATGCTTGGTCATTCAAATAGTGGCGCTAGTGGCGGTGTTAAGACAATCTGCAGCAATCAAACGCGTTATAAGGAAGAGTCTAAAAGAGTCTACTCTCATTCATCAATCACTTTCGCATACGAAGGAAGGGCCTACACGGTAAATTTTAAAAAATGAAACATAAACCAGATATGATAGCCGCATGGGCAAAGGAAAATGGTATTAGAGGATTTGATCAATACGATCCTAATCAGCGTAATGAAGATAAAAAGAAAAACCATCAACATAAAAAGTTTAATAAAACTGTAACATCTAAAAAATATCCAAATAATAAATAATGTTAAGCGTTAATTAATTAAAAGGATGTAACATGATAGAACGATTTGTTGAGTTCTTAAGAAAGAAATTAGGAATTAAAGAACCAAAGGAAGTAGGATATCTAGGCAGAGACTTAGCTAAACATAAAAACAAGTAATACTATAAATCTTTTATTTAATTAAAGCGTCTTTGGACGCTTTTTTTAGTGTACAAACTTGTATAAATAGTGTATAATAAGATCAAAGGGGATTATTATGAGAAGATTTAAAAGTTTTATTAGGGAGATGGCAGCTGTGAGCATAAACGATTTGGACATGACCTTTATTAAAAGAGCCGAAAGAGTTACTTCTTTTAATATAAGCTCTACAGATTTTCAATCAAAAAAAAATAAAGCTGAAATACAACATCTTATTAAGAAACATTTCTTTCCAGATTTTGATTTAGATAAGACAATTAAAGGACAACCAACTGCTGCTGCACTTAATGATCTAATTACTGATTTACAAAGTGAAAGCTTTTCTATGTATAATAAATTGCATAATTATCCTTTAAATGGAATTGGTCCGGCTGAAGCAACATTATATTTTTTGTGTGATGAGGCGCAATTAGGAGGAGGTAGCTCTGCAGGTGTTGATTTAAAGATTGGTTCTACAGATTATGAAATAAAAGCAGTATTGTCAAACGCGCAAAAAACACATGTAAGTGGATTTAAGCTTGGTGCTGGAACTGATTTTAAAAAAATTATAACAGAATTAATGAGCATGAAAGAATTATATGGAATAAAAACTACTGGTAAAGGTAAAGAAGAAATTCCTTCGAAGTCTGGCATAGAAGTGTTTAGACAAAAAGATCCTGCAAAAATGGCTGCACTAGATAAATTATTTCAGAGAGAATGTGCAGACTATTTTGGAAATAAACAAGTAATTTTCATGGCTAATAACGCTAGTCAAAAAATAGATCCTGAATTTCCAGATGCTGGAAAACAAAAAGTCTTATCAAAAGGTTCTGGTAAGTGCATATCAATACAAAAAGTAATTCCATCAAAATGTAAAATACAAGTTGTAACTCAAGGAATTATTAAACCAATAATAGCGTTAAAATAAAATGAGATTTATAGAATTTATATCAGAACAAAAAAACACTCATATGACTCATATCGAGGACAAGGTTCTGTACGGTGGAGTCAACGGAACAAGAGAAGCAATACTTGCTTTAAGATCTTTAAGAGATATGGTAGCAGGTGTGCATGATGGAAATGTTAGCGTGAAATGGGATGGAGCACCTGCAGTATTTGCTGGTACAGATCCAAATGACGGTAAGTTTTTTGTAGCTAAAAAAGGAATATTCAATACAAATCCTAAAGTATACAAAACAAATGCAGATGTTGATGATGATACAAGTGGCGAACTTAATAAGAAATTAAAAGCAGCATTGCAGTATTTGCCTGAACTTGGTATCAAAGGTGTAATACAAGGTGACTTCTTATTTAATTCAAACGAAGTTAAAACAAAAAAACTACAAGGTAAACAATACGTAACTTTTCATCCTAACACTATTGTGTATGCTGTTCCAGCTGGAACTGAAGCTGCAAAGAAAGTTAAGGCTGCAAAGATCGGTGTTGTGTGGCATACAACTTATATAGGTTCAACATTTGAATCAATGAAAGCGTCTTATGGCGTGGATATAAGTAAATTTGCATCTAGCACAAATGTTTGGTCTCAAGATGCAATGCTCAGAGATATGACTCAGTTCACAATGACTAAAAAAGACACTGATGAAGTGAACGGTCATTTAAGTAATTGTGGTAGAATATTCAATAAAATATCTAGTACAACACTAAAAACACTTGAAAACGATCAGACTCTTGCTGGCTATATAGAAACATTTAATAATACTTATGTGAGAAAAGGCGAAATAGTTGGTAATACTAAAACACATGTTGATAAACTCATATTACACATAAAACAAAAGTTTCAAAAAGAGATAAATAAAAGGAAAACCGAAAAAGGTAAAGGCGCACAACAAAAAAAATTAGATGATGTATTACGATTCTTTTCACCACAAAATAAAATTAGTTTACAAATGATGTTTGATCTTCAGAAATCTATAGTTCTAGCGAAATTAAAAATTATAAATATACTAAATAGGTTAAATAGCGCACAAACCTTTCTTAAGACTCGTGATGGTTATAAGGTAACGGGTCAAGAAGGTTATGTTGCTATTGACAAACTTGGTGGTGACGCTGTGAAAATTGTTGATCGTATGGAATTTTCATATGCCAACTTTTCACCAGAAATTATAAAAGGATGGGATAAGCCGGGGAGGAATTAAATGGCTGTACTAAAAACGTTTTCCGATATTATGAATGAACTTTCTATGAAATCGGACAAGAAACTTCCAAACCTTAGGGTACCTGTAAAAGGTCCAAAGGGTACTTCAAAATATTCAAGAATGAAGGTTGCGTATCATAACGCACCAGGCACTGCTGACATCAAGAAAGCAGTGAACGCATCTGTGCAATCAGCAGATCGTAAACCAGAAAGATATACTAAGCCTGACGGTAAAATCGGCATTCGTATGGTTAAAGTTGACAAAGAAGTTATTAAACAAGAAGCTGTGACTCCAGGATATATGGCTCACATGAAAAAAGTCAATAAGAATAAAGAATATGCATATCCTAATAGAGGTAAAGGCAAACCTGTTAGTCAGGAAACAAAAGATAAAATGTTTGGCAAGAAGCCTAAAAAAACTAATGAAACAATTGTAGATCCTAATGATTTAAAAGGCAGACCAAAAAAAGCAGATCCTAATCCTGAATCTCCATATGGTATTAAACACCCAATGCATCCAGCTAATTTGAAAAATAAGAAAGTTAAAAGCGAAGCGTCTTCTCCTTCAGTTCTTAAACCTACTAAACCATCTGACATAACTAAACACGCTAGAACACTAGCAAAAAGTTCTGATGATTACGAACGTAATAAGAAAAAGTATATTGACAAAGCACGTTCTAAAGTATTTAAAATGTATCCTAGAGAAAGCTTAAATGGTTTAATGAAAGAAGGAACACCTGGAGCAAAACTACACCCAATAGCACAGTATGTTAGAG